TCTGCGGTTGGCTTACCGAAAGTTGAAACGAGTTCTTTCTCGTTTGTGATTAATTTTGCAACGCCTACTTCGCCTTTCGTGAAAGGACCAGCAATAGCGCCGACATTGGTAGATGTTTCTTGGAGACGTGAATTAGTAAAATCGCGCTCCTGAACAATAATACCTGGCGATGATTGAGATGCCATCTTTTACCTCTAAAGTTCAGATTTTATTCTGTGATTATTTATGAAATCCTATGTTTCAACTGGGGAAACAATGCATGAACTACCAGTCTGGATAACCTATTTCAGTAAAACGATCTTTCTTTTTTCTAGTCTCCATAACTCTTTTAACAGTACAGTCTTTACATTCATAAGAGTATGCTGATAATGTTGATCTTCCTTTCCTAGTTCTATAAAAATCTGTGAGTAGATCTTTGACTTTACTACAAGATCTGCATTTCCTTTCTTTGAATAGGAGATGTTCTAATTGAAACTCCTCCTCAAAGTCCATTAGTTATAAGAACCCATGTAAGTAAATTCTGATGACACATCACCATACTCATCCAAGAACCAACGATCTCCATCTTTATCTACAAAACTTTCTTGATCTTCTAGACCATCAGAAATAAATCCAAAGGGTGACATATCCTGTTCGATTTGATTTTTCTGCTCGTCATAAATTCTTTGGCGAACATCATTATCCGTCATCTCTTTAAAGTAATCTTGTACTGCTAACCAGCAGAAGATAACCAGACACATTGCAAGGTCATCATGACATCCTTCTTCTGCTTCAAATGATTGACTTTTTTGAATGAACGTAGTAAGTTCACTGATAGTATCGTAATCTGGGATGACTAGTTTATCATCTTCAATAAAAGTTTTTAAGTTTAGACATCCAACCTTCTTCACGGTCTTAGACATCTTGACACCCAGTTGTGTTTTCTTTCCAGAAAATCCTGTACCTACAATTTGTCCTGCTCGCCCTCTCATGGCACACATTAAAATATTGTCATACTCCAAATCAAAATGCATCATCGATGCTATCTGATCTCCAATATCATTTACTTCCGTTAAAACATATGCCCTATTATATCCCTTTGCCATATCAGTGATAACGGTTGGGAACATCATAGGTTTGATTTCGTTATTTTTATAACGTGCTACCAACCTGTAAGGGAACTTTGTAATGTCAAAAACCAAAAATGCGCTATAATCACTGCCCACACCACGGGCAACGTCAACAGTAATAATATAATCGTGTTCTTTTTTCGGGTTCTCATAAACTACTAATCCTTTTCCGTTATCGGCAATAGGATCATCATACACCATTGTTCGCAGTTTGCTTGCTGCAATTAACGTATCTACAGATCCTAGGAACTCACACTCAAATTCTTGAGTGAACTGGCGTTGAGATGTATTAGCAATCGTTTGCTCTTTCCAGTTAGCATCTCTGCCAGGAACTTGACTCCAGTGTACTTCTGTAGTGATATATTCGTTCTTACCCCTCTCAGCATCATGCCAGAGCTTGTAGAACATATTCATCCCGTTAGGGGTGGAGATGATAATAACCTTGGTAGACTTACCAGAGGAGATCGTAGGGTATACTGAGGAGAAAAATTGCTCGGCAATGTGAGTTGGAACGAAAGCAAATTCGTCCAGGAAGATGATGTTGAATGACATACCTCGGACAGCAGAACTAGAAGTAGATGCTGCCATGATCTTAGAACCATTCTCAAGTTCTAGAGATCCTTTATTCCATGACACAATACCTTGCTGCATCCATTTAGGAAGGTTCTCGTAAGCAAGTTGCAACCTACCGAGAAGTTCTCTGGATGTACTTAGTTTGTTTGCTAGGATACCGATGTTGACATTATCATTAAAGATACAATAATGCAGCAGGTAAGAAACCACAGTGGTACTCTTACCAGTCTGACGTGGTAGTTTAGCAATGTTAAAACGATTACTATGGAACCTTTCAATCATCTCTTCTTGAAAGTCCCACATCTTAAATGGCACCAGACCCTCATCCAGTGACACAATCTTGATATAATTTTTAGTAAAGTAGACGGGATCGTCAGCACATTTCAACCACTCCTGAACCTGTTTGGGAGTGAAACTCATTTCCACGTTCGCCGCTTTTAGATTGGGCGAACCTTTATAAACTTTATCAGCCATTTATCAACAGTTCCAAGCTCTCAGTGATTTGTTGATCCTGCTATCGGGATCACTAGCAGTCTTCTTACTAGTTAGTTTCTTTTTCATGCCCTTCATTCGAGCGCAGAAGGATGCCCTCCTGGGATTTCCAACCTTTTTGCTTGGTGCTTTAAGGTCAGATCCAGGATTTTCCTTTTCATAAGATTTTCGTCCTTTAGCGTTAAGTCCTCCTGACTTACTTTTTCCTGACTTTTTTGTCCAGGCTGCTCCTTCTTGGGTGAGTTCAAATTCTTCTTTAGCAGTCCTCTCTGATTTTTTAAAAGCATCCTTGTCTGGATAGTCGGAGGATCCAGGTTTAGCAGGTGCTTCTCCACGTTTTCTTTTTGCGTGGATATTGGCATAAAGTCCACGTTTCGCTTCGCTTAGTTCTCTAAATTCTTTAAATGACTTCATGCCAGCAGGGAGGGTTTACTAGTTTATTTATGTGTTAACCTAAATGTGCAACAGATGTGGCATATAAATCACTAACACCATTTGCTACTTCAATGGTATCTGTTCTTTGCTTTTGAATTGTCAGTGGTCTATGAGGAGCAACATATACACTACCAAGTACATCACCACCAACATTCTTGACTGTCACTAGGTGAGCATTGCCACCATTGTGATTATGCTGAAGAAGAATTCTTTCCCCAGAGTCAATGTTGTTTGGTGTGTCTGACAGCACTGTTGATTCACCTAAAAGTTTTACTACGTTCATTGTTCTATAATTTTTAATTATTTATCTTCTAATTTATTTTTTGCTTGCTTCAACATCTTAGCAAGATCAGCAGTAGATCCTACAAACATAGTATTGTTAACTGTTGTTGGTCCTTTCTTTTCTTCCTGACCTAGATCTTTCATCTTCTTCTGAAGATCAGATAATTTATCAGTGATGTCAGCAACGTTCTTAATGCCCTGGAAGGCGACTTCATATGCTCTTGGGTGATTACTGCTCCTAGCAACGTCAAGCAACTCCTCAATGGCAACCTGACCCTTCTGAATGAGTTCATATAACTCACCACGGGCATACTTATAATCTGTCTCTATGTCAGCACTAGTAACATCAACCTTTTTGGGTTTAGGTTGCTCCTCTTCATCCATAGGAGTGATGTCAAAAACATCTTCCATGTTCTGTTGAAATTTATTGTCCATGATATATCATCCCCTCATTAAATCCGAAGTCATCATCTGGTTGTAGTAAAGCATCATCAGCAGCATTAATAACACCATCAGTGTTCTTATCTTCTAATGCTTTAGGAGTAACATTATACTCAAGTGCTCTACCATTAGTATTTCTATCACCAACAAAAGTAGTAGCAATAGACTTTCTAATGATATCATTAGCAGCAACAGGACCATACATAAAGGTCTTGACGCTAAATCTTAATGTATAATAAATGTATCTTCTGGTAGAATAATCACCTTCATAATCATCAGTAAAATCAATGCTTTCTAAGATGATTGGAATATCTCTTTTCTCATTCATTTCTGGAATGAGATTGACAGTCATGGTAAACTGTGGTTGAAAGAATGGTAAAATCTGTTCGATGATTTGAAGAGCATCATCTTGAGATTTTGCGATAGCGTTAAGTTCAAATCCGATAGTATAAGGAACTGGGAGATACTGCACCTTAGTAGTGGTTGTTTCGCCATCACCAACTGCTCGGTTCCTTTGAATAGGAGGAACTTTTCTTCCAGCATCATACTGCAAAGATGTCATCTCAAATGATAACCTAGGAACAGTAATAGTTACTTTCTTATCAAGATCAGGAGATTGCTGAAGTCTTGCTAAAAATTTCTGAACCGGTCCATACGCTAAAGGAACTTTCTGCTGAGTGACTAGATCACCATTAGCATCAAGGGTCTTTAGTTGAATGTTATTGAAAAGAGTACCAAAAGTGGTTACAGTCTTTCTAATAATTTGGTGATAAAAATAATTTCCTAACATTAAAAGCTACCAGTAAAATTGCCAAATTCGCCAAACGGATTTACTTCTGTGAAATCAAGAATGTCATCCGCTTCTGTTTCAAGTTCTCTATTTTCAGAGAAACTATCAGTCATATCGAGAGTATCAAATGAACCTACGGTCCATCGTGCATTTGAATCCGCACCAACAATTTCTTCATTTAAATCAAAATTGCCATTCATATAAGCAACTTTTAATGTCCTAGTACTAGGATCATATTCAGCTACTTTACCAACAATATTTGCTGGCGATGAATCAATTATAATAGTTGGATCCCAACCAGTGATAGTATCAATATTCCCCTGCGAGTCATAAACAACATCTCCATATATGTATGATCCTTGAGGAGCATTAACGGCACTGACTACACCATTGGTGATCGCAGTTGTAGATGAAGTAATGAATGTTCCAGTGGGAGAATACCAAAATGCATTCGGAGCAGTTTCGTATCTTTCACCACCTGATGTGATAGTAATCGCACCAAGAACTCCATTTGTATCAGCTACTGCGGTTGCAGCAGCATCAAATCTAGTTCCAGAAACTTTTTCATCTTCAGTAAAGTATCCACTTCCATTGAGGTTCAATAGAATTGGGAATACTCCAGATTCCATTTCAGTGTTATCAATAGAAGTAACGCCAGTATCAAAGATACTATCGCCATATTCAAAGACTTCACACGTCAACGTATATGTATATAGACTTCCTAATTGGTAGAAAGGTTTTTGGTTTTCTACATACTTGATTTCAAATACAGTTTCATTCAAAGGAAACCATACAAGATCTCCGTCATTAGGTCTTCCAGATACAATTTTATTTGTAGAGACATCTACAAAATCTTGCCACCTTCTTCT